CTTTAATAAGATTTTTCTTAGCTTGTAATCTTTCTGATAAATTTAATTTATTTGAGTATACAATTGTATCTAAATCAGAGTATTTGTTATCCACTTCTTCGGAAAAAGTTTTTGGTAATTTAACATTAACCAATAATTTTTGAATTAATTGAACACCTTCTTGTAAATATTCTTTTGCGTCTGACTCAGACAATTCCTGTGGTGAATTTAATTGGTTGTATAATGAATAAATTTTTGACATAGACTTATTCATTAAGATGTTTTGCTTAAACTCTCTCAATAATTTCTTAAATTCTTTTTCATTTTTATAAGATTCAAGAAGATTTTTTTCAATTATAGATTTTATTGTTCCGAAGGTCATTAGTGTTATTTTCAAATAAATATTACGAGTTTAGTAACTTATCCAATTCTTTTGAAATTTCTCCTAAAGATTCTTGTGCATGACCTAAATCAATGAATTTTGAACCGTTAATAAGATTATTTTCTATTAAAATGTTTAAATTATCAAGTTTGGATTCTGGAGTAACTTCAGCCGGTGGTGGAGGTGTCGCTCCCCCCTCTTCAGCCGGTGGTGGAGGTGCGGTTTCTTCTCCTCCACCAAACGATGTTGGTAGTGGAGCTTCCACTTCTCCTGATGCTGCACCTTCTTCAGAAGCGGCAACCGCAGTTGTGCCTGAAGAATTTCCATACAATTTATCTATATTGTCAAATAAACCTGTTTTAGTAATAACTGTTGGAGTTGCTTTTAATTCCTCACCAACAGCTCTTTCAATTCTTTGTTGTTGTAAATCTAATCTTATTTCCTCATCAGACCATCCAAATATATGTTTCTTAGCCCATGTAGATGATGCTGGTTGTATTCCATTTCCTGGGTCAGAAACTAAATCTTTGTAAAGAAGAACTTTTTCCTTCCATACATCAATTTTTAATAAATCCGCTTGAGTAGATGGGTTTGTTAATCCTAAAGTAAAGTTTGATAATTCATCTTCAAAACCTAACAAGAATAAATGTATAATTGCAACTTTGTTTAGTTCTTGCAACATACTTTTTTGAATTCTGTTAATTGTACGAGCAAATCTAATATCCTGTAAAGATAAATTTTTTCCATCTCCAACAACTTCTTCAAATCCTAAAAACGCTTTTGGTACACGAAGTGCTGTTAATAGTTTCTTTTGAATATATTCAATATCGGCAATCTCAGATAAATTTGTTGCTCCAGGTAAAGTATCAATTGGACTTGGTGCTGCAGGGTCTCTAACAGGTACAAAATAATCTTGGTCTACAGCCATTTGATTAAATCTCATGTCTACATTACCTGTTTTACTATCAACAACTTGTTCTCTTTTGAATTTATTTGCAACACGTTGTACATAAGCTTCAACATCATCATCATTCATGTTACCAACAAACACTTTAAAAATTCTTCTTTCAGGAGCTCTAGATGTACGATAAATTAACATAGCGTCTTCGGATAAAAGAAGTTGTTTCCAAATTCTTCTAGCCTTTTCTAACATTGACGTTCCATAAGGCAATTTTCTATCATCCCCTAATAAACGAAAATGGGCGATTTCCCATGACTGGAAAGTCATATTTTTATTTTTCCAATCAAAATGTAGTGCTTTTCTATCATCTTGTTTTTGAATATCTACAGTCAATTTTTGGAAAGCACCGACTTCTCTACGTTCAATTTCTATTGTAGGTAATTGTTGACATCCAACAATACCTTTTTCAGGGTCTAATTTTAAGTACACAAAGTTATCACCATATTTACAAGTATTTCTTGTCCACATTGGTAGATTTGTGTTTATATCTAATGCGTTATTAAATAAGTCGGCTAAAACAGACTTAATTCTTTTTGACTCAGAATATATTTGTAATATAAATCCATCTTCATTTGTTGTCGTAGACTCTTCAGCATATATGTCTAACGCTGCAGATATTTCTGGAGTATATTCCATCGATTCATAATCATATTGAGACGATAATCTTGATGGCTCATAGTATACTGCTTGAGAATATAAGTTATTTTCAACTTTAGCCCATTGATTTGTTAAATAGAAAGTTTGTTGTGCTTGGAGTTTCTCTCTCTCATAATCTTCTTTACTTTTAGTTCTTAAAAGTTCTTTTTTATCAAACTTAAATGTTGGATAATCTTGATTTAATAGAGAATTTGGTCCAAATGTTTTGGATAACCTTTGCCAAACTGTTAAATTATTGTCGCCCATTTTATAATTTTACTTAATACCTTGATAATATAAATAGTTATCTAGGGCCAAATAGCCATCCATATTTTTGATAATCATCTTTTGTTGGGCCTTGATTGAATTGTGAATTCCTTCCACCCATTTGAGGAACCATTGGATTAAAATAATCTGAAGTATTTTTATTTTCATTTACAACCGTAGCCCATGAATTAATCATGGCTTTAGTATGGTTTACAACCTTTGTTAATGATTGAAATGATTTTTCTGCGACGTATATTGCCATTGCAATTGCCATAATACAATCATCATGATGTCCTTTTTGATGGTCTGGTCTTCCATTAATGTAAACAAACGTATTCATTTCATTATATAATCTACCAGAATATACTTTAAATTCGTGTCTTATTGCTTCTTCTAATGACGCAATTATTTGAACTCTTTTGTTATTAAAATTTATACCTGGAATTTTTTCATTAATTTTTGGGTCCCATTTCCATTTATTTGTTGTATCAACATTATCAACATATAAACCCCCCTGATAATTCATTTCTTGTAATTTTCTTGCAGTAGAAACTCCCATTCCCCCTGTTAAATCAACCACACAATACGCACTATACATTGTCCCCCACTTATAGGCAATCTCTGCAGTCACATCTGGAGGTACTTTTCCGACGTATTCAAGGACTTGTTCCCTTGTATCGAAATCTATTATCTCAATACAACTGAAATCCTCAGAATCACCTCTGGATACATCCACACCCATAACATATTTGTGACCATTTTCAGGTTCTTTAAATATCCACAATCCCCCACCCATCATTTTAGCTTGAGGTTCTCTTATTTGATTTTTGGAAATGTTTTGCATTAAATCAGAATCAAATACATTATCACCTGAACCTAAAAAGTTACATTCCAATTCTTGGGCAACTCTTCTCCTATCAAATTTTAATTTTTTAACCATTCCCTCAAACCAAGAAGAACATGGTTTATATCCCTTTTGAATATAATCTCTAACTATTTGATGGTCTCTTTCATATGGATTATTTGTTGATAAATCAACAACAACATCTTTCGGATAATCTTCCCTGTTTAAAAGATAATGAATTAAATCATTAGTTTTAACCATGTATAAATCTTTGGTATACCTTGGGTCTTTATACCAAAACATTTCAGAGATTTTGAAATCATTCATTCCTCTCAAGGATTGGTCATAAATTTCGTAATAAATTGGGTCATATCCATTAGGTGTGGATACAACAATAACTTTACCACCTGTAGATAGTGATGCCATACAAGCAGACCAGAAATCACTATCTGCCTCAATATAAGCGGCCTCATCAAATATCAATATTGTTGGAGTATATCCACGAAGGGCATCTTTTGATGTTGCAACGGCTTTAACTTCACAATCATTGTTTAATTTAAAATGTCTTGCGGCGTTTTTTTCAACAGAAAATCCAATACCAACCCATGCCGGCCATTGTTCAGTAAAACTTCTAATTTTATTTGCCATTTCTACCGCAGTATCTAATTTATTGGCGATTATTAGAATTTTTTCTGGTTTTGTTTTTTTTGCAAACGCTAATCTTTTGGAGGCCCATGCTGCTGTTACGGTAGAAACTCCCGCTTGTCTATACTTTAAAGCGACGTTTTCGTTATACGTGTCATAATCATTAATCAAAGTAATTTGGTCAGGAAAAAGGTCTAACGGAACGTATTTTGAAACGGTATTATCAAACGTCTGTAAATAAGTACGAAGTGCGTAAGGTGTATTCCTCATGCACTTCGTAACCTCTATTATTAATTGTTCTTTATTCACAAATTATTTATTGGGGTCTTGATATACCCAAACTACCCAAGAAATCATCCAATCCATCCTCATCATCATCTTCACCCCCTTCAATATCATTCTCTTCTTTATATTCTTCAAATTCTTCTTTCATTTGTTGAGCTTCTTTCATTATTTCTTTAAATTTTGAAGTGGCTTTTTTAACTTTTGAAGCATCTTCAGAAATAACATTACCTATAATTTCTAAAAATTCTTGAGCTGGTATTTGATATAACAAGATATGAAACCAGTTTATTAATCCTTTGTTTGATTCCTCAAACATTTCATTTGGTAAAGCAAACCTAAATTTTTCTACTATTTCAGGACCTATCCTTAATTGCATTGGTTCATTAGCCAATGTATCAACTTGTCCTTGAACTTTTTGTCTCATCCCAGGTTCTTTTGGTAAACCATGTCTGCCTTTTGCTTCTTCTAATCCTTTAATTACTTCATGACATAATATTGGGAAAATTAATCCTGTTGCAGTAATTCTTGTATCAGGAGTTTCTTCTCCACCACTTTCTTCCCCATCTTCATCATCACTTGTATTACTTAATTCTACTTTCCCAGCAACACCTTGACCTGTTTGACTCATATTCTCAATCATTTGGTCCATAGTAAAATATAAAAAATCATTGATTGCCATAATACCTAAATAATCTCTATAAAGGGAGGGGTTAATGGCATCTAATCTTGCCTTTACTGATGGTTTTTGAAAAATATAATGTCCTTTTTTTGCGGCTCCTTGGATGATTGCATTTATAATATTCCTTTTATGTTTTTCTAATTCTAATTCTTCTTCATCAGTTAAATCCTCAATATCAAATGATGGGATTTGAGGATTTTCTTTTTCTTCATCATCATCATCTTCTTCATCTTCAGGTTCTTCGGGATTAAATCTGAAATTTGAATCATCTGGCATACCTAAATTGGCGTCTATTTCATACCAACCTTCAGGTACTTCACTTTCTTCTAAACAAGCGTCAATGGCTAATTGTTCAAGTTCTTCTTTATTAGCATCTTCAATTCTTTTGACATTAGGAAGTTTTTCCATCATTTCTCGATATATCATTGATTGAACTTGTTGAGAACTGATATTTTGATTACCTGTAACTTCTTTAAGTTTATCCGCAACTTTACCAAACCTTTGACTTATTAATCTTTGAACATCTTGAGACCCTTTTTTCATTGCAGGATTTTTTGCATATAAGTTTTCAGGGTCTCTCAATCTTCTTTCCAAATTTGGGTCCATTCTTTCACGTCTATTTCCGTAATCTATTTGTTCTTTCAATTTTTTTTCCATGATTATTTTTCTAATAATTTTATTATAACATCTATTACCTCTTCTTTAGCCTTTTCAGGTGAAACTTTTTTTGCTTTTGGTGATGGATTTTCACCAGGATTTGGGTTTTTTCCAGGATGTGATGGTTTTGGTTTTGGTGGTGTTTTAGTACCAGGTTTTGTCGGAGCTGGTTTTGTTGTTGGGGCTGTCGAAGGACTATTCTCACCAACTTCTTTTTTAACTTTAAAATTTGATTTTTTACCAAAATTAGATTGAATATGCTTTGTTGCAAAATTTTCACCTTCATTAAGGTATTTCATTAAATCTCCCTTTGTTATTTTTGGTGGTAAATTTCTTTCTACAATTTTCATAATTTCATTTTCAATAAACAAAGATACAGGATTTTTTCCTTCTTTTAATTGTTTTTTCACTTCTCTAACACATCTTTCCCACTTTCTTGATTTTTTAGGGCCAACTTGTGAGTGACATATCGCCCAAGGGTTTGGTTTTTGTTTACTTTCATCAATGATTGATTCGATGGCATCAAGTACATTCTTTTCCGTTTCATTATCTGAATCATCATCCATTCCATCAGGAGCCATTTTTTGATTTGGTGTCTGAGTTGTTTCTCCTTGGTCGGAATCGTCTTTATCTAATTCAATTTCAGTCATTGAAACATTAACCCCTTGCGCATTCAAATTTTTTGCAATTTGAGGTGCTTGTGGATTTTTACTACTTATGGTTGTGACACCTTTTCCTGATACTTGTTCACCAAGTAATTTTGAATGTAATAGATTAATTTGCGATTCATCTAATTTACTAACTGTTTTTGAAGATAATCCTTTTTCGATTAATTCCAAAGCTTTAATGTTAATTTTCATATACTACTTTTTTTTCAAATTCCAAGATTAAATCTC